GAGCCATAAAAAGGAAGTAAAGAATGAATAAAGCATTTGAACGATGGGTCCACCAGCGTTACGGCAATCGCTATGACCTGACGCGAGATGTTGACGGCTTCTACTGTCGTGAAGTTGTGAAGCGAATGTTTGAAGTGTGGTGCCACTGCCGTGGATGAAAATTTTATGAGGTTGGCATGCAGACAATCATCTATCAGATAACCCCCAGCAAATGGTGTACGGAGAGAGTCCTCATTGCATCAACAGGGCTAAAGCCTGGCACCATTGAGCGGGCAAGAAGAAAGTCATGGATGCAGGGAAAAGAATACCGCCATTACGCTGTAGAAGGTGATCCGGGGCACTACAGTGAATGCCTGTACAACATCGAAGAAATTATGCGATGGATCGAAAACCAGAAACAACCAGGTGCCAAAAATGCAAGTTCCGGTTAACCTGTTAATGCTCCTGGACGTCTGGGAGGTTTAATGAGTAACGCATCATACCCGACAGGCGTTGAAAACCATGGAGGATCACTCCGTATATGGTTTCACTATAATGGCAAACGTGTCAGAGAAAACCTCGGTGTTCCTGACACAGCCAAAAACCGGAAGATCGCTGGTGAACTTCGCACTTCCGTTTGTTTTGCAATCAGAATGGGGAGTTTCGACTACGCCGCGCAGTTCCCTAATTCCCCTAACCTGAAACACTTTGGTCTGGGAAAAAGAGAGATAACCGTTAAGGCACTTTCGGAAAAATGGTTGGACCTTAAGAAAATTGAGATTTGTGCGAATGCACTTAATCGTTACCAGTCAGTAATTAAAAACATGTTGCCTATGTTGGGTGAGAAAAAACTGGTTTCATCCATAACAAAAGAGGATTTACTTTTCGCAAGGAGAGATTTGTTGACCGGTTACCAAAAGCTTTCTAATGGAAAGATTTCTTCCATAAAAGGGCGCTCAGTGGTCACAGTAAACTACTATATGACAACCATAGCTGGAATGTTTCAATTTGCAACAGATAATGGTTATACCTCAGGAAACCCATTTAACGGTCTGGCACCCTTAAAAAAGTCCAAGGTAAAACCAGATCCTCTCACCCGTGACGAATTTATTCGTTTTATTGAGGCTTGCCGTCATCAACAAACAAAAAACCTGTGGATTCTCGCTGTATACACGGGTATTCGTCACGGGGAGCTGGTATCGCTGGCATGGGAAGATATAGATCTTAAAGCAAGGACTATAACCATCCGTAGGAATTATACAAAACTTGGCGAATTCACTCCACCAAAAACCGATGCTGGCACCGGAAGGACAATTCATCTGGTTCAACCAGCTATTGATGCTCTTAAAAGTCAGGCGGAAATGACCATGCTTGGAAAGCAACATTCTGTAGAGGTAAAGCAGAGGGAATATGGGAGAAGTACTGTGCATAAATGCACTTTTGTTTTTAGTCCTCAGGTAATAAAACAGCGGCAGTTTTCCGGACCGCACTATAAGGTTGACTCCATCAGGGAGTCATGGACAAGTATCTTAAAACGCGCAGGTCTGAGACACAGAAAATCGTACCAATCCAGGCATACTTATGCATGCTGGTCACTTGCCGCTGGAGCTAATCCTAGTTTTATCGCAAGCCAGATGGGCCACACAAACGCACAAATGGTATTCAATGTTTACGGAGCATGGATGAAAGACAACAATCACGAACAGATAGAACTCCTTAACAAAAGACTATCTGAAAGTGTCCCATGTATGCCCCATAAGAAAGCTGGGTAAAATAAAAACTTGCAAAATCAATTAGTTTACCCTTAATCCCTGTCACGTTACGCGCGTGACGCAACATTTTTAAAAATCGACGAAGATCGTCCAGGAGCGCCGTTTTTCAAGGGTTGGATAGATGATTCGTTTACCATGTCGACGAACTTCGACGAATTTCGCCGATAAAAAGTGTCCCATACATGCCCCATTGATGCCCCATAAACAATATCAGGAATTGACACTGGTTATCCATACAGATAAAAATAACACCTGTATACAAACACAGTGTAGAGGGATTTTTATGCGTATTGAGATCTGCATAGCCAAAGAGAAAATGACTAAAATGCCAAACGGTGCTGTGGATGCGTTAAAGGAAGAATTAACTCGGCGCATCAGTAAGCGTTATGACGATGTAGAGGTGATCGTAAAAGCCACCAGCAACGATGGCCTTTCTGTTACGCGCACCGCCGATAAAGATTCAGCTAAAACTTTTGTTCAGGAAACTCTGAAAGATACCTGGGAGTCTGCTGACGAGTGGTTTGTTCACTAATTAGCACGTAAAATCTGTAACGGCTGGAAATCATTCAATACTCGCACTATCGAAAGTTCACCATCCAACCGCAGCACGTTCTTGCTTAAGACGTGCTGCGGCATAATCCCAATGATTACTCCCTGACAGGGTTCGTAGGCCACTCAATATCAGGTGCAGTTGATGTATCAACACGGTTCAGCAACACCCGATACTTTTTCCAGGCTTCCAGCAATGAGGTTTCTTCCTCCGTTGCAATTTCCAGATCCACAGCATCCTGAAGCGGCGCTATATGCTCACTGGCTACCTGCATCAGGCTGTTTTTTGTTTCTTCCGCCTCCCGGATCCGGAACAGTTTTTCTGCTTCCGTATCCTTCACCCAGGCTGTACCGTTCCACTTCTGAAACTCCCCTTCCGGGGATAACCAGGTGACATTTTCCGGTAATGAGCCGAGTTCAGAAATAAATAACGCGTCGCCGGAAGCCACGTCATAGACCGTTTTTCCCCGATGGTCTTCAACGAGATGCCACGATGCCTCATCACTGTTGAAAACAGCCACAAAGCCAGCCGGAATATCTGGCGGTGCAATATCGGTACTGTTTGCAGGCAGACCTGTATGAGGCGGAATATATGCGTCACCTTCACCAATAAATTCATTAGTTCCGGCCAGCAGGTTATAAATTTTTATGGTCCGTGCTTGTTCACTCATTCTGAATGCCATTATGCGAGCCTCACAATATAGTTAAATGCGATGTTTTTGACGGTGTTTTCCGCGTTACCAGCAGCGTTAACGGTGATGGTGTGTCCATGTGACCCAATCGCAACCGAGTGCGTATGCGCACCAATACCTACAGTATGTGCATGTGCGCCAGCATTTGCTGCAGTACCAGACAGCGAGTGGGTATGAGCACCTGCTGACTGTGTCTGAATACGTTGATAATACGATCTACTGGAAGAAGTCCCCGGGCTTACTTGATACTGTGAATCCTGGACATAAGTGAACCCACCGCCATCATAAAATGCTAACGCAGAACCGCCGCCTCCTGGCCAACGAATACCATTACCATGAGTATGAGCACCGGCAGACCCCGTAGAGCCACTCAGACTGTGCGTATGCGCCCCGGTGTTATTCGTGGATTTAGTGCCGTAATCAAACGACGATGTGGTTTTCGTCCCCAAATCCGTACTGGATGCACTGGCGCTGTGGGTGTGCGATTTAATGCCGTCCTGTTCCTGAGATAATACGGCTCGACCACTGGCAGGTTTGCCCTTAATCGTCCAGCCACGCATATCAGGGATCACGCCTGACGGATAAGCAGCTGCAAGTTTCGGGTAAGCAGATTTGTCAAAAGTCTGCCCCTGCATCAGGGCATAACCAGACGGAACGGTATCTGATGGCCACGGGATTGGTGCTCCAGGCGGATAAAACTGCTCTGATGGCGTATAGAGTGAATAAACTGTACCGTCCGTTAACCCTTCCGGCTTATTAGCAGAATATGCTGGTGACGTATGAATCGTCACGCTGGCATTACTGCTATAATCCCATTGAATATTTACACCAGTCGCATAATTTCCGATTGCAACGTAAATATCGTAAGTATCACCAGATGTATTAACCCAGGCAAAATTTGTAAACCCTGTCGATGTGCGCTGCCATAAAGCACCAGTAATCCCCTTCGGATTACCATTACCTGCACGCAAAACAAGTTCAGATATACCTGCCTGTTGAGGTGACCCCACGTTAAATCCAGCGCCACCAATCAACGTAATTGAAACAACAGAACTCGCCTGTGGCATGGTTACCGTTGCTAATTTGAACCAACCAGCACCACCGCTGAATGACATTGTTGTTGAGTTAAGCGTACCAATATCTTTCGGCGTCAGTGTTATATCCGCCGAAAGCGCCTTACCATTCACCTTACGGGCAGAAGGTACCCGACCATTCGCATTGTCATTAGCTGCTTTCACTGCTTTCGGTGTCGCAGCAAGCGTTTCAGATGTGCTGTTGGTTGCACTACTGAGCTGGACAATTCCTTTTTGTGCTGTCGTAGCGTCCTGTGCGGTGTATTTCCCGTTAGCCAGGTCATACGCGGCCTTAACTGCTTTTGGCGTTGCCGCCAGTGACTCGGAATTGCTGTTGGTCGCACTGCTGAGCTGTACTATCCCCTTTTTCGTCGTGCTCGCATCCTCAAGCGCCACGGCGGATGCAATATCCTCTGCCCGTTTTGCCGCTGTCTCGGCGCGCGTTGCCGCGGATTCTGCCGTACTTTTGCTCTGAGCTGCCGCCGTCGCACTGCCAGCTGCCTCTGTCGCCTTCGTGGATGCCGTCGTGGCGCTGCCCTTTGCTGCTGACGCCTGTCTGGTCGCCTCATCTTTTGAAGCAGACGCAGATGATGCCGATGACGCCGCCGAACTGGCGGACGATGCGGCAGCCGTTTTTGAGGATTCTGCGCTGGTTTCCGAGGCTTTCGCGTTCGTTTCGGATGTCTTCGCTGCCTCTTTTGAGGCCGCCGCATCCCGTGCTGAAGTGGCTGCTTCTGACGCTTTCGTGGTCGCGGTAGATGCAGAAGTGGCTGCTGATTGTTGTGACGCTGCCGCATTCGTTTCTGACGTTTTCGCCGCACCGGCACTGGTGGCCGCCGCGCTTTTTGAGGACTCTGCAGCGGCAGCACTTTTTGATGCTTCAGTAGCCTTTGTTGATGCCGTTCCTGCGCTGGAAGACGCTGACTGAGCCGACGACGCGGCCTGTCCGGCTGACGTGCTGGCTGCGCGTGCTGAGGCTGCAGCATCGGTTGCATGAGTTGCCGCCTCGCTGGCTGATGCACTGGCATCGCTGGCTGACTTCTTCGCGGCTGCTGTGTTCTGTGCCACCGCGGACGCGTTACGCGCCACCTCTTCCACCATCAGTTCAAAACGTCGCAGTGCCTCCGGACGGGCATCATCCTCCGTCATGGCACCGAGAAAATCATTCAGCGTACCCGGTTGTGAGTCTTCATACACGGTGATGGTCCCGGCATGCGATGGCGGGAAGCCTTCCACCAACAGAATAACGCTGTACTGACCGTACTCAACGTCCATGCTGTAACGCCCTGCTTCATCCAGATTTTCAGATGCCAGCGTGTTCACCACCACCGTGATGCTGTTACGTTTTGCTTTCAGCTGGATTGTGCAGTTCTGTACCGGTTTACCTGCACCGTCTTTCAGTACACCTGAAATCTTTACTGCCATATTCACCCCACAAAAAAGCCCGCCTGAACCGGCGGGCTGTCATAACACTGAGTTGCCTGGCTAATCAGAACTTATAACCGACACCCACGATGAAACCGTCAGTGCGCCAGTCGCCACTGCCGGAGCCTTCATAAGCAATATCAATGGCCACGGATTCGGTCGGGTTAAACTGCACGCCAGCCCCCCACGCCAGAGACGTGTTGCTGCGGCGACCGTCATCACTTCCGGTCAGCACGTCGTGCGTTTTCCCCTTGTTGTCAGTTACGCGGAGATAATCCCCGGAGAAAGTCGACACACGGCTGTAAGCCACACCCGCCATCGCATACGCGCTGAACCATTCATTCACGCGTACAGACGGCCCCGCCATCACGCTGAACCAGCGGTTACGCACGGAATCTTCATGCCAGCGGGTATCTCTGTAGCGCGTTTTTTGCTCATCCTCAGCATTGGCATAACTGAAGGACGTAATCAGCCCCAGCGCGTCCGTAAACTCATAACGGTATTTCACGTTAATCCCGTTCAGATTATCGCTGCCGGGGGCGTTCGTACGGGCATGAAGATACCCCGCGCTCAGTGTGGACTGATGTTCAGACGCCCATGCAGGCGCACCGGATACGGACAGACAGATGGCTGCGGACAAAATGGCTGCACAAACTTTACGCATAATTACCTCTCGCTTTTCTGCAATAAAAAAGGCGCCATTTCTGGCGCCCGTATATGGGTTATAAAATTCAGCTGATACTGATGCCTGCGGTGGCTTTCTTCATCACCACAACCAGCAAATCGCTGATACTTGCTGTGGGATACCAGTTATTCATCAGCCATGCTGATACCGAAAACTCCAGCGTCATGTGACCGTGACCGGCAGGCATATCAATAACGCCACTGTAAATCAGCGTATTATCCAGCGCGGTACGGTTATAAATTTCAGCACCGTTTTTCCGCACTATCAGACGGCATGAGGAGTAAATATCAGTATGCTCTCTCTCATGCTTAGCGCCACTGAATGCCACCGCCGGAATAACAATCTGCCGGTCAAACGGCTGATCGTCATAAACCCTGACGGTAATGGTCCCTGATGGCCACCGCTCCGGTGCACGGGAGTCACGGGGGAAAGCTTTGCCCGCTGTTTTAACGAGATCGCCTTCAATCTGGTTCGCGGACAGTTTTCCCAGAACCCGACAGTTCTCGTTAATCGTGACGTTGTTGAGCGTCCCGGAATTCGCATTCACGTTACCGCTGATATCAGCATTTCTTGCGGTCAGCCTGCCCTCCGGCGTCAGGGAAAACGCCGGGGGATTGCCGGACGAGGTGATACTCACCGCAAACAGCCGCTTCAGGAACACATCGTTCATGAACAACTGATTCCCCTGCGCCACAAATAACGGCGTGGTGTTGCCGTCCTCCGGGTTAATCATCGCAATACGGTCAGCCAGCAGCAGTATGTTGCTCAGGGGCTGGCCATCAGTATCCTCAATCCCCGCTCCAATACCGGCAACATAGGGTATGCCATTTTTTGTTTTCTGTACCTTCAGCATGTAAAGTGCAGCAAGGTCATCATTTGTGTCCTTCTGCACGCGCTGTATCTGCTGTATGGTGGCGCTCTGGTCCTCCAGCGTTTTACTGACCGTCTGTGTGATTTCATTGCGGGTTTCGGTGATGGTGGTCTTCATCTCCGCCATCTCATCCGCAAGCTGGCTGTTGTCTATCAGCTCCCACAGCCCCTGAGCCAGATGCAGTTTTCCTATTTTTTCCCGAAACAGCCCCAGATACCCTTCTGCATCATTGCTGGCCCGTCCACTGGCTTCAACAAAAGCAGATTTCCCCACCAGGTTAACGCTGCGTACATAAAACCAGAAATCCTTCCCGGGCTTAATGTGCGGGCCGGAGACAGTCCACTGACTGCCAGTCCCCAGATAACGGGCAGAGGTTTCCACCTGTGCCGTGTTCGTGATGCGTTTTTCTGAGAACCAGAATTCAAACTGTACCGTCGGGTCATACACCGCCAGCACCGGTACCGCTGTTATCTGAAAATACCCCGGCGTCAGTTCAATGGTGGCGGGGTTTGCTGGCGCGTTAATCCGGAAGGTGGTGGTGGCCGGTTCGCCCTGCTGGCCATAACTGTTAATTGCCCTGACTGTCAGGGTGTATTCCCCGGGCGGCAGACCACTGAAACGATGCTCTGTATCCGCAGTGATAGCGGTGGTCACCAGACGGCTGTCTTCTCCGCTTCCGCTGGTCAGACGCAGACTGAAGCTCACACCTTTCACCACCCGCGGCGTGTCCCATTTCGCCTGCGCCAGATACTGGCCGTCTGAGGCACTCACCTCCACCGTGAGGTGCTGCACTGCCGGAGGGATAACGCTGTTCAGGGTGCCTGACTGCGGCTCAAAGCTGGCCCCGTTATCCACGATGGCTTCTTTTTCCGGTACGTGCTGCACCGCCGTGATGGCAAAGGTGCCGTCCGTGTTTTCCCGGATGGCGACACAGCGGAACAGGCGACGGCGCAGTGACGGCAGGGAGAGTCCCCACACACCGTATGTCGCCACGCCATCAGGCAGGGCACTGACCTGTATCCGGGCAGGGGCCGGTTGTGCCGTGATGTCCACACTCACCGGCTTACCGCTGCCGTTAATCAGGTTCACCGTGGCGGTACCGGTCTGCGGAAGCGTCACCTCACGGTCCAGTGTCAGGGTGCGGCTGGCGGCATCAATGGACAGGATACGTCCGCCGGTCAGGGTCCCGGCATAGTCGTTATCACAGATTTCAATGATGTCACCGGGCGTGTGCCGCAGCCCCTGTGACCCGAGCGTGAAATCCACCGTCTGCGTTTCCAGCAGTCCGGTCTTTATCACCCACAGCCCGGCACGGTGGGCCTGACCGCGGCTGGTACAGCCGAACGCATCCATCTTCAGCAGGTTGCGTCCGTAGCGCAGTATGGCTTCAGGGTCTTCCACCAGTTCCGTGGAGGTCTGCCAGCCGTTCTGCGGGTCGGTGTAATTCACCTCCACCGCCGTGTGCCGGTCCTTCAGGGCACTGAAGCTGTAGCGGAACCCCACGCCGTTATCATCCACCACCACATCGCTGTTGGTGTACGGCCACACCACATCCGACGGGCGGTCCTGAACGAACGTCAGCGTCTGGCCGTTCCATACCGGCATACAGCGCATCGCCGAGCAGAAATCGCAGAGCACATCCCATGCCTTACGCTGCTGTGACAGGTACGCATTAAACGTCATCCGCGGCTCTGTCCCTCCGAAGCCATCCGGGACACGCTGGTCACAGTACTGCCCGATGGCATACAGCGCCCACTTGTCCACATCCGCCGCCCCCAGACGTTTTCCCATGCCGTAGCGCGGGTGAGTCAGCATGTCCCACAGGCACCAGGCCGGATTGTTGCTGTATGCCGGTTTCAGACTGCCGTCCCAGATACCGCTGTAAGTGCGTTTTTCCGGGTCGTAGTTTGACGGCACCTGGATGATGCGACCGCGGATATGGTAGTTCACCGTCATCTGCTGGCCACCGAACTGCTCCGCATCCACCTGCAGCCCCACAATGGCCGTGTTCGGGTAGCACTGTTTCACATCGATGATTTCGGTGTATGACGACCACAGCGTTCTGTTCTGCAGCTGGTCCGTGGTGCTGTCCGCCGTCTCCCTGACCATCCGGATGTTAAAGGGCCGGGGCGGCAGATTATCCAGAATCACCGAGGCCAGGAACTGTGAGGTGGTCTTGCCGTTAATGGTGACATCCTTTTCTGTCACCCAGTTACCGTTACGCTGTAACTGAATCAGCAGACGGACAGAGGACGGATTACGGTCACCCTTTGACGTGGTCTCCACCAGTGACTGCACCCCGAAGGTCACCCGCAGGCGGTCAATGTTCGCTGACGTAATGGTGCGTGTTACCGGTTTTGCCCTGGTCACTTCGACACCCAGTACAGTTTCAGAGCCGGAGGACTCAAAGCCTTCCGGTGGTGTCTGCTCCTGCTCCCCGGCGCGCCAGACCGCCGTCACACCGTGTATCACGGGATTGCCGTCCGTGTCCGTCAGTGGGGTTTTGTTCACCAGAATACTCTGCAGTCCCTTCACCGGACCTTCTATCGGTCCCTCACCAATCGCATCAATCACGCTCATCATCTGCGTGGATTTGAGATTGTCTTTCGCCTCACGCGGTGTGTGCGCCTTGCCGCCACCTTTGCCCATTACATCACCTCTTACCGTGATAATTGTTCACTCACAAAAACAACAGGCACCTCACCGGGTGCCTGCGTCATGACGGAATAAAATTTCTGAATATCTTCACATTTTCACAAACTGACTGTGGCGCGTATAATTTCGCTGCGTTAGTGTTTTTTGCCCGAGTAACAAAAACAACTCCTTAACTCTAATCTTTGTCTGTCCCCGCAGCTCCGCGATCACTGCGGGATTTTTTTATTCTTTTTACCCCTGCCGCCCGATAACCACGACCTTTCCGCCCCCGCCTTCATCACGGGTGCTGATGTCCTGGGATATACGGCGGGAGCCAACCAGCATTTCCCCGTAAGGCACCGGCATCGGGTTCCCCTGGGCAATCATGTTATCCAGCGAGGAAAAGTACGTGTTCTGTCTGCCGTTATCCGTTACGCGGTAATCCGGTGTTTTTGCCTTCGGGGCCAGCATCTGTGCCACACCGCCCAGTATCATGCTGGCCCCCAGTGAAAACAGCATCGTGGTGGCAGAAAAACCACCGGCACTCAGGGCTGAACCCCATAACGCCATCGAGGCACCGGCCGTGAAGAAAGAGCCCACGATGGCTGCCGCCCCCAGCACAATCTGCAGTCCGCCCTTTCCGGCTCCGGCCAGTCGCGGCACAATGTGGATGACCGTTCCCTCACCCAGCTGTTCGTGAAGACGGGCGTACACCGCCTCCGGTGCCGTGTCATCACCGGCAATACGTATCTGGTACCAGCCTTCGTTCATCTGACGGCGAAAGCCCGGCATCTGCATCGACAGGGCGCGAATGGCTTCCGCTGCCGTGTTCACATACAGGCTGAGGCGGCGGCCAAATCGTTGCAAATCCCCGTGAAGGCAGATGCGTGCCAGTGGCGGTGACGCCAGACAGAATGCGTTCGTCGTTGCCATTTTTCGGAATACCTCTCCCGTTTACTCAGTTGTTCAGGCAGATGGTGAAGCAGCTCACCGTTGCCGCAGTAAATGACGGCATGGTTCGGTACCGAAGCACCAAAGCAGCACAGCAGAATATCGCCCGCCTGTGCAGAGGACAGGGGCACCCGGTAAAAGCCCGTTTCCTCCATATTGTCCAGGTACAGGTTCTGGCCGTTGCGCCACCAGTCATCCTCGCGATGAAAATCCGGCATTTCAGTCCCCGCCAGATGATAAGCATCCCGGAACAGCGTGTAACAGTCCGTCACCCCGTGCGCAAAGCGCCGTCCGGTCAGGTGCGGCACATAGCGGAATTTGTGAATGTCACCCCGGCAGACCAGCCACCAGGGCAGGGCACTTTTTATCTGCAGCCGCCGGTCGGCCTCGCTCAGCCAGGGCAGGCCACCGGGATGGCTGTGGACCAGTGCCACAATCTCCCCCTGCATCTGTGCCCGCAGCCAGTCTTCCGGGGCAATACGAAAATACGCCTCCGGCTCTGCAGAGATATTCACACACGGCTGGTACCGGTCACCCTCCGGCGTGCTTATCACGAAGCCGCAAGACTCCGCAGGCGCACACCGCCGGGCATGCGCCAGAATCGCTGATTCAGTCTGTGTCATAAACCGGGATTTACTGCGAAAGTTTATTAATGGAAAGGAAACCGCCAAAATTGCCGACATTCCTGCGCAGTTCACACCCGCGCATGCACTTGCTGCATCTGTCCTTACGGATATCCGTGGTGGGGTTGTCGAACTCATCCGCCACCGCAGGACCGTTATACCCGCATTCATCTCCCCGGTAATCCCACATACAGGTGTTCGCCAGCATGATACGACCGGGAAACAGCGCCCCGTCCGTCTCGGTCGGTGTGGCCAGCACAAACGAGGCCGTCATGGCTGTCAGCTCCGACATCTGCTCCACCACCCAGCGGTCACTCAGCTCCTGCTCCGGGTCCGCCTCCGGATTGCCCGCAACGAAATTCACCGCATCCAGAAAACGGGCATACACCCGGCGGCGGACCACCGTGGCCCCCACCAGGCTCTGCAAATCCTCCGCCATTCCGGTGACAAGGCCGAAAAGATTGGACACCGTCAGCGACGGTCTGGCACTGCTGCCCCGGCCGTTCATCTCAAAGCCGCTGCCGTCAATCGGGTATGCCTCATACTTACGCCCCTGCCAGGTGACCGGCTCCCCTTTTTCATTCAGCTCATTACAGAAAAAATACCGCTCACCACCCTGTACCGTCAGGTCGATTTCCCAGAGTACCACCCGCGGTGACTGCTCTGACTTAACCGACTCGCTCAGACTTTCTTCTCGAATATCCTGCATCAGTTCACCACCTGCTTAAACTCCGCGCTGAACTCAACGCGCAACATCCCGACCCGCGCAGACCACCCGGCACAGGTCACCTTTATCTGCCGGTATGCATAGGGTGGCTTCCACAAAAATGCCTTCCAGCCACCGTGCTCTGCCAGGAACGCTTCCAGATGCCGGGCCTCCTCCCGGGTCACGGAAAGCGTCACCCTGTATGTTTTCAGGTCAGCATTCAGCCCTGCCGCCATACGCTGTGAGTACCCGTCACCAAAACGCACTTCACGCACCGATGGCTGCGAGTTCACCTCCATATCCGGCTTCACTTTCCAGCGAAAGGTTTTCATCCACCGCTCCCTGATAACATACCGCCATCACGCAACTGCAGCCGGAGTTCATCCTGTGCCCCCTTGCGGGCCATCTCATACACCGCTTTCATCAGCTGCGGCCCTGCCCGCCCGTTGGGGCCGTCGTTCTGAATCACCACGTGATTGTTCTGATTAAAATTAATGCCTTCCGCCCGCCGCATCTGCGCCGGACTTCCGGCACCGCCGACATAACCACCTTCCGCATAGCCCCGCATCAGGCGGTACAGATTGCCGACACCAATCCGGCTGGTCGCCTCCTTCGTGAAGACAAACTCCCCGCGATGAACAATCCCCGCAGGTTCATATTTACCCCCCGTCCCCGTAAATCCCCCGGTCGCGAAATGGAAGTTCGCCGCCGCAGCCTGAATGGCCGTCCCCGTGGAGGCAGACGCACCACCACCGAAAGCACCGCCAATGGCGCTGCCGATACTCCCGACTATCCCCACCATCGCCTGCTTCAGAAAAATCTCTGTCAGCATGGACAGCACAGAACGGGTGAAACCACGCCAGTTCTGTTCGCTGCCGGTCAGCATCGCTGCCATATTCTGTGCAATACCGTCAAAGGTCTGCGTGGCCGCGTTTTTAACCTGCGAAAAACTGTCCGTCGCACTTTCCGCCCACTCGCCCCAGCCGGACTTCATCCCGGCCATCCAGCTTCCACGAAGCTGCTCCTCCGCAGACCAGGTGTTCTTCAGTGCAGATGTGGCCTTCGCCAGCGCAGCCGGATTATCACCGTACACCTCACGAAGGCGCTGCTCTTCCGACTCCCGCTGCGCCTGACGGTCGGTGAGTCCGCGGGCTTTTGCGCTGATTGCCGCCTGCTTCGCGCTCTGCTGCTGTTCAAACCGCGCCGCCTGCTGTGCCAGCTCATTCAGCCGTTTCTGGTGTTCAATCTTGTCGCCCAGCTCAGCCAGCTGGCGTTTGTACTCCAGCGTTTCTTTCTCATGGGCCAGCAGGGATTTTTCCTGCTCAGATAACTGCCGTTTCGTGGCAGCCTCTTTCAGGACCGCATACTGACTTTCCGCCTTCCATAAATCACGGCGCTGCCGGCTGATTTTCTCATTCGCACCGCTGTGTTTTTCCAGCGTCCTGAGCTCAGCTTCAAGGGCAAGCAGAGCCTCTCTTGCCTGCTCCTCTTCCCTCTCCCCGGCAGAGCGCGTTTTCGGTGATGTATGCTTTTTACCTGTCAGCTCTTCAGCCAGACGGCTGACGGCTTCCTGCTGCCCAGGACCTTTGCTGACGCCTGTTGCACGCGAGCGGTTGATGTACCCCATTTCCCCCTGGCGTATACGCGCATCCCGTTCCGCAATGGATTTTCTCAGCGCCAGTTCATCGCGTTTTGTTTTCTCAATAAATACGCGGTTCTCTTCTGCCAGTTCACCAAACAACGCACCAACGCCGGGCACATTCTTTGTCGTTTCCCAGGCTGACTGAATAAATTCAGCCAGCGCCAGATCCCCCTGCACAAGCAGCAGCTTCACCTGTTCAACGGTTCCGGCCACCACGTCAGTGATCAGACTGAGTGCCCCCAGTGTATGATCACCTATCCATGCCCATGCGTCAGAAGTCCAGGTTTTAACATCGTCCCAGATTTTTTCCACCGGCGTGGCCGCTTTATCAAGTTGCTCCAGACGTGCATTCATGACATCCGCAAACAGGGACATCGCCTCCGTCACCGCAGCCTGTTTACCTTTCGTGCGCTCAAGCTCATCAATATGGCGTAACTGGGAAACGCTCAGGAAGTTATACTGCTGATTCAGGGAGGCCAGCGCCTTCACCGGATCTGCTGCAATCCCTTCAAAGGCTTTTTCCACCTTCCAGGCATCGTCCCCCACCGTCTGCAGCCATCTCTGAGAGGTTTCCCCCATGATCCGTAGCTGCCCGGCGGTATATTTCCCGCTTTCTGCCAGACGGGCCAGATTTTCTGCCGCCTGTCTGATACCACCACCGGCTTCATCGCTGATCACCCCGGCCATTTTCCACAATTCTGCCGTTGTGGTGGCAGCCGCCCCTCCGGTCAGGATCAGTGAACGCAATAAGGCCCGGTCAGCCTGCTCTGCCTGCCAGGCGGCGGCAGCAAGCGCGGCCAGTACGGCAACCCCGCCACCTGCCGCCACACGGGCCACCGACATAAATCGTCCCAGCTCACCGGCATTCCGGGCATTTTCAGCCAGTGCATTTGCCGTATCTGACAGCGACTCCTCTGATGATTCAGAGGCATCCCTGATCCCGAGAAGTTCCTCCTTCAGCAGGGTAAGCAGGCTGAGCGGTCCACCGAATGAATCGCTGATCTGCCCCCCCTGCTGCAGCATGATAAGGAAGGGATTCTGACCACCGGCAAGCTGAGTGACAATATCCGTGAACTGTGCGGGCAGTGTGCGCATGGCAGCCTTATACTGTCCGACTGATATCCCGGCTTTTTGTGCAGCCAGCGCCTGTCGGCTCAGCCCCTGTTCAACAGTACTGGCGGTTTTTCTGGCATCCGCCTCCAGTCTGGAAAAATGACGGCGTACCCGGGCCATCTGTTCATCAAACCGGGCCGCATCCAGACTCAAATCAATAACCAGATCACCCGCTGGCTGGGACATATCTCACACCTCCGGAAATCCCCGCTGAAGCCATCATTAATGCAACATCATCCTCGCTGACATCCACCACATCCGCAGAAGGTGAAATATCGCGCCCTCCGTCCCCTCCGAACCGGACGCCTCCGGCAACTCCTGTCGCTTTCTGCATCAGCATTTCTTCCTCGTCCGGCATCTCCGTCTGCTCTTCCTCACACGCTGGAGCAAGCAGACTGAAATCCGCCGGATGCATATCCGGATCGCCAAAAAACAGGCTGAGTACGGCGTACATCAGCCCGGAAAAATGAGCGTCCAGTTGGGTATCCTGAAAATAATGCGTGCAGTAAAAACGTCGCCAGTCGGCATATTCGGTGGATGTCATCCCGGCAAGCATGGCGCGCCAGTCGGGTCTCCCCATCTCTCGCGCCAGTTTCAGGACAAAGTTCAGCTCGCCTTCGAATGCTTTTTTGATGTTACCGGCTCAGTCGCTTCTGCTTTCCCGGTTTGTTCAGGATCGGCATCGTGCCGGTTATCCAGCATACCTGAAAGATAAAGCACCCGGTTCGTTGCCTGATTCAGTGCATCAGCAGGCCATCCCAGCATCACTTCACGGCGGATCTGCTGCATCTCTGTCTCCGGAGAGGCCAGAGTGCCTTTGAGGGAATGGGTATGCCATAGCGACATCGCCACAAGCAGGGATGCCGTTTCCAGATATCGCTGGTTAATGTGCACGACATCATGCTTCGTTGTCTCCTGTTGTTCTGCGTCTGAAACAAACTTTATATAATCAAACCGCTGCAGCGCAGACAATTCGGAAAGCGTGACGGACACACCGTTATATTCAAATTGTTCTGTTTTCAGAAACATGTATTACCTCCGTTTACCCTGCAGCGCCCGCTTCAGTAACGGTGACTTCAGCCACTGCGGCGAACTGACCATTTCCGCTCACCACAGGGATCTGCACCTTACCTGTCGCCACGCCGTTTACCGTAATTGTCATATCTTTCACACTAATGGTGGCTTTCGACGGATCGGCGGAAACCGCTCTGAACGTCTTGTCGGTTGCACTTTCCGGCTCAAAAGAAACCGTCAGGGTGGTTGTTTTCCCTTTTGCCACCGTACCGGATGTCGGCGTCACCTTAATCGCACTGACCGGCGTAATTTTGCTGCGTTCTTC